AAAAGAAAGTTGTTAAAAAGAAAACTGCATCTAAAGAAGATAAACCAAAGACAGTAAAGAAAAAGAAAGCAACCAAGAAGTAGTGAGACATGGCTCGTACTCTAGGCACAGACTTTCAAGCACAACTCGATAGCTCACAGCTAGAGCCTTTCTTTGCTGTATCAGTTGGATTTACAACACCACTTAGATTATGGACAGGATATAGCACTATCAGTATAGGTAGTGATACATATTTCCCATCAGGAAACTTATTGTCTATCAGTCCAATAGATGAATCAGCAGACATAAGAGCCAATGGAATCAAGATAGGTTTAACAGGATTAGATAGCAGTATTATATCATCAGCACTTACAGAAGATTCACAAGGTAAGATTGTAAAAGTATTTTTCGGTGTTCTTAGTACAATTGATAACAGAACAGTTGTAGTAGATACTCCTTATCAAACATTTGAAGGTTTTATAGATACCATGTCTATACTTGAAGATGCTAATACAGCACAAGTATCTGTTAATGTAGAGAATAAACTTATTGCATTAGAAAGACCAATTAATAGAAGATATACCGACCAAGACCAAAAGAATTTATTTGCAGGTGATAAGGGATTAGAGTTCGTAGAATCTCTACAAGATAAATCAGTTGTTTGGGGTGGTGGCTCTAATTAATGCATGAATCCACTAGAAAAAAGATTAAATGATATAAACGATGTAATTAATCTCTATAAGTCCTTTGATAAATATAAAGAACAAACTAGAGAAGAATTATTTAATTATCTGCTACAACCATTCAATCTAAATCAATACAAAATATTTTATAAAGATAATCAGATATCAGCATTTATCTGTTGGGCATTCCTAGATGAAGAATATGAGGAACACTTTAAATTAACATCACAAGTCAATAATTGGAATTGTGGTAATAGAGTTTGGCTAGTAGACTTGCTATCATTAGATGATTCTAAGAAAATGGTGGAGTGGACTAATAGATACTTTTCTAATTTGTTAGGAATTGGTAAGAAGGTAAATTATTTAAGAGTAGATGACAAAATGCAAATATACCGAGTTGCATCATCATTAACAAAGGAGTGTTATAACTAATGGGTGGTGCAGTATCATCAGTATTAAGTGCAGTCGGAACAGCAATAATTGGTGCAGGTATTGTTGCTACAGGTGGTATTGCTTGGGCTACAGTTGCTATAGGAGCTAGTATGGTTGCAGGTGCAGTAGCATTAGCACCAAGACCAAGAGTACAATCATTAGGTAATCAAAACTACACACAACAGACTTCTAATAGAAGTTTGATGATAAAACAACCAATCACACATCGTGATACTGTTTATGGCACATCAAAGAAATCAGGTGCTATTCTATTTATGGAATCCACCAATAATAATAAGGAAATGCATATTGTAGTTCAGGTTGCATCCCATGAAATTCAATCTTTCGACACAATATATTTTAATGATGAAGCATTATCTTTAACTAGCTATGGAACAGATTCAAATGGAATCACAAGACAAAGAGTAACAGCACCAAGTAAATATACAGGTTTTTCAACTGTAAGACCAATAGCTGATTACAAGATAAGAATCAAACAACACTTAGGAAGTGATAATCAATTAGCTGATGCCGATTTAGTATCTGCTGTTAGTAAATGGACAAGCAATCATAGATTAAGAGGAATAGCATATCTTTATATCAGAATGGAATATGACACAGATATGTTTCCTAATGGTATTCCAAATGTTAGTGCTGAAATAAAAGGTAAAAAAGTATTAGATTTTAGAACATCTTCAACAGCACATTCTGATAACCCTGCTTTATGTGTTTATGATTATTTAACAGACACAAGATTAGGTTTAGGTATAAGTACAGACAATATAGATACAACATCGTTTACAACAATGGCTAATCTGTGTGACGAAAACGTAACTCTATCAGGTGGTGGAACTGAAAAAAGATACACATGTAATGGAGTTGTCTATAGTGATATACCACCTATGCAAATATTAGATGACATGCTAACAAGTTGCACAGGTGTTCTTTCTTATTCCAATGGTAAATTTATATTAAGAGGTGGGCAGTATGTGTCACCTAGTGTCACACTAACAGATGATGACTTCATATCTCAGATAGCTATAGAATCTAAAAAATCAAGGAGAGATTTATTTAATACTGTAAAAGGTGTATTTACATCTGAAGAAACATCGTGGCAACCATCAGATTATCCTATGGTTACTAGCAGTACATTCTCAGATGCAGATGGAGAGGTAATATATGCTGACATAGATTTACCATTTACAACATCAAGTGCTACAGCACAAAGGATTGCTAAAATTTCTTTATTTAAAAATAGACAGCAAATAGTTTTATCTGCACAAGTTAAAATGACAGGATTTAAATTACAAGTTGGTGATACAGTTAATATAACTAATACTAGACTAGGATGGACAAACAAAGTATTTGAAGTAGCAGAATGGTCATTTAGTAATGATGATAAGTTAGGAATTAACTTACTACTAAATGAAACTGCATCATCTGTTTATGATTGGGATGCAGAAGAATCAGAATTTGTTTTAGATAACACCACACTACCAACAGTACAAGATGTAACACCACCTGCCATTGTAGTAACAGATGAACTTAGAATATATGCAGAAACACCAATAACAGTATTAAAAGTAGTATGTTCTAGTAGTCAGGGAACAACTAATGAATTTGAAGTAGAAGCATTAAATACTAATGACCCTGATGGAGAATATATAACATTAGGCAGAAGTAAGGGAAATATATTTGAATTGGTCAATGCAGAGGATGGAGCATTTTATGATGTAAGAGCAAGGTCAATAAATAGTTTTAATGTCCACAGTTCATTCACAACACTAACACATGAGGTTATTGGTAAAACAGCACCACCTAGTGATGTAACTAATTTCTCAACTAATGTCATAGGTGATGTTGTAGCACTTAATTGGACACCTGTGCCTGACTTAGATTTATCACATTACATAGTAAGACACACACCACTTACAACAACTACAAAATTCGAAGAAGGTCTTGTTGTAGCAAAAAAAGTAGCTAAACCTGCAAATACACTATTACTACCTGCACAAACAGGCACATACATGATTAAAGCAATTGATGTATTAGGTATCGAAAGTGTTAATTCAGCAAAGTCAGTAATCATTCTAGATAGAATCAGAGAAGATTTTAATGCAGTAACATCATCAACAGAATCACCAAACTTCACAGGAACAAAGTCAGAAGTAGAGGTAGTTACAAGGGATAGCACAAACTTTTTAGAAATCGTTGAAGGAGAATTATTTGATACAGGTGTCGGAAACTTTGATGATAATACAGGTCTATTTGATGATGGTGGAGAAACAGCATTTAACTTAGATGGCACATATGATTTCCCTACATTCGACTTAGGTGGCATATATAATAGTCGTGTTACCTTTACATGCAAATATAATAGGTTTGATACTGCTAGTTTATTTGATTCAACTGATGGTTTGTTTGATTCACAAACAGGTCTGTTTGAAGGTGGATATACAGAACACAATGATGTCAATGTAGAACTACAAATTAGCACATCAAATGACAATATAACTTATACAGATTATCGTTCATATATTTTAGGTGATTACAAAGGAAGATATATTAAACTTAGAGCAGTACTTACAACTACTAATCAAACAGCTACACCTGCTATTTATGAGTTATCAGCAACGATTGATATGCCTGATAGAGTGGTAGCAGAAAATGATATATCAGCAGGTACAGGTGGTAAAGTAGTTACATTCTCACCTGCATTTAAAGAATTACAGGGATTAGGAATTGAGGTAGATGATTTAGACCAAAATAATCATTATGAAGTTACAAGCAAGTCAGCTACAGGGTTTACTATCAACTTCTATCAAGGTAGTGGTACAGGAAATCCAATCACAGCAGACTTTTCTTATGTAGCAAAAGGTTATGGATATGTGGAATCTGCTTAATTTAATGATATACTTAAACCAATTTAAAAGGAGTTAAATTTGTCTCAACACGATTTAGATATTGCAAATCAACTGTTTCCTGCTACACGAGCAGACATAAACAATGCATTACAAGCACTAGGAAGCACATCTTCAGGAACTTCAGTTCCCTCTACAAGTTATGCTAACCAATTATGGTATGACACAGCAAACAATAAACTTTATATTAGAAACGAAGACAATGATGCCAATATCGAGATATGTGAACTCGACCAAACAAATGATTCAGTAGAATTTTTTAAATCAGATTCAGTAAGAACAGGATTAGTAGAATTTACAGATGGTACAGATTGTATCACTTTAGATGGCTCAGGAAATGCCACAGTAGCAGGTACATGTACAGCTACAACTTTTAGTGGTAGTGGTGCATCAATTACAGGTGTCGTATCTGAGACAGGTACAACAGGTAGTGCTGAAATTCCTGTGGGTACTACTGCACAACGAGATGGAAGTCCATCAGCAGGTTTATTAAGATTTAATACAACCACATCAGGATTTGAGGGTTATGATGGCTCTGCATGGGGTAGTATCGGTGGTGGTGCATCAGCAGGTGGAGCTATATACGAAAACAGTAATTCAATCTCAGCAGATTATACATTAACAACAAATACCAATGGTATGTCAGTCTCTCCACTTACTATCGATAGTGGTGTGACAGTAACAGTGCCAACAGGTGCTAGGTGGGTAATACTCTAATGACAGTAAAAATAGATGCAGATACAAGTTCAGGTTTACAACTAGAATCAGATACTTCAGGTATCATAGATATTCAATCAGCAGGTGTAACCAAAATGACTGTTGGTACTACCATTGATATTCAAGGTAATGAATTAGTATTAGATGCAGATGGAGATACATCAATCCATGCAGATACAGATGACCAAATAGATTTTAAAACAGCAGGTGTTGATAGAATGAGGATAGATGCTAGTGGTAATGTTACTGTTGGTGGAAATGCTCTTTTAACAGCAAGTGCTAGTATAGGCACATCTAATAATTCAAATGGTTATATATTATTTGACAATACATTGCTTATTAATTGGGTAAGAAAATCATCAGCATCAACACAGACAATAACTTTCCCTCTTGCTTTTACTAATTATTATGGTGTTTATCATGGTACGGAAACGGCAGGTGGAGCTTATCTTAGAATACACTCATTAAGCACAACAAGTGTTACTGTTGGTAGTGGTGGTGCAAATGTTACAGGTTGGGTTTTAGCTTTTGGGAGAAAAACATAATGATTGCAAAGTTAGATTCAAATGGAGTTTTATTAGGTTGGTATTTAGATACTGATTCTGTAGAAGAGCCAAAAGTAACAGTAACAAAAGAAGTATGGCAACAAGCAATAGATATCAATGCAAACAAATATGTAGATGAAAAATTTGTTTGTGAAGATTTAAGAACAGATGAACAAAAAGCAAACGATAATGATGAGATAGCAAACAGAGAAAGTGGCATAGCAAAACTAAAAGAATTAGGTTTAACAGATGCTCAAATAAAAGCATTAATGGGAGTTGAATAATGGCACTAACTTTACATGGTACAGTATCAGATAACGAAGTCATACTAAGTAGGCACAATAGCAAACCATTAATTATCAATGGAGATATGAATATTTTCCAAAGAGGAACTTCTGTAACAAGTGTAACATCTAATGGTGTCAAGGTAGCTGATAGAATGTATTTTGAGTATGGCTCACTAGGAACTTGGACTATAGCACAATCTACAGATGTTCCAACAGGACAAGGATTTAAGTATTCACAAAAATATGATTGTACAACAGCAGATGCTTCACCTGCATCAGGTGATTATTTATTACCTATTGAATATCATTTTGAGGGGCAAGATTTACAATTACTTAAAAAAGGTACATCAAGTGCAGAGCCAATAACTGTAGCTGTTTGGTTAAAAAGTAATTTAACAGGCAACTTTATTTTAGAAATTTGGGATAGAGAAAACGATAGACAGATTTCATCAGCACTTAATATAACTTCTGCAAACACATGGACTAAATTCGTAAAAACATTTGCAGGTGATACTACAGGAACTTTATCAGCAGACAGCTCACATAGATTTTCTATAGGAATATGGGGAGATAGTGGAAGTGATTTTAGAGGTGGTACTTTACAAACCTCATGGGGTGCTAAAACAAATGCAAACAGATGTGAGGGTAATGTTAATCTTGGCAGTAGCACAGATAATGAATTACTAGTCTGTGGTTTGCAAATGGAGATTGGCTCTTTCGATGAAAATAGTATGCCACCATTTCAGCATGATGATATAGGTACAAGTCTAGCTAGATGTCAAAGGTATTTTCAAAAATCATTCCCACAAGGAACAGACCCACAAAATTATAGTAGTTATGTAGCAGGTCAAAGTGATAACTCAATAGGTGCTACAATGAGTTCAACAGAATTCAAAACAGTTGTAACATTGAAATGTGAAATGAGGTCAGCACCTACAATAACTTATTATCGAGCTCAAAATACACCTGAAGATAGTGAGTGGACATTTTATGATGGTGCAGATAGATTAAATCCAAGCAGTATGGCATCTAATGCACAAACACATAGATTTACAGCAGTATTAACTTACAGCTCAGGTCTTACAGCAGGTAATGCAGGTTTATGTCAAGGTAACTATACAGCAGATGCAGAATTATGATTAATATTAATAGTATAACAAGTGCAAAATATATGACTGATTCAATGTCAGATACAAATTATTGTATCAATGTTGAAGATGATAATGGTAAACACTCTGTGCCGATAGACACAGCAAATATAGACTACCAAGCAATTCAAGAATGGGTTGCTGAGGGTAACACTATTCAAGAGGCAGACTAATGGCAAGTATAAAAATAGCAGGTGATACTTCAGGTGAGATTGAAATTTTAGCTCCAAGTGTAGCAGGAGTTAATACTCTTACCTTACCTGCAAGTACATCGACTATTGCAACGACTGATGATACAGGAATACAAATGGCAGACCAATGGAGATTGACTGCTAATACAAACACAAGCACAAATGCTGATGTAACAACAAATTGGGAAAGAGTTGATAATAGTGTATGGGGTGGAATAGGAACAGGGTTAACAGAAAGTTCAGGTATTTTTTCATTTCCTGCAACAGGTATATATTTTTTAAATTATCAAGCTCGTATATCAGTAGTAACAGGTGATGTAATTGCAAACTATACATTAGCTGTTACTGAAGATAATTCTAGTTATACTAATGTTGCAACACTTTCAGCAGGTGAACAAGGTACTCATAGTGCATCAAACAATTTTCTTATTGATGTAACAGACACATCGAATGTTAAATTCAAATTTCTTACAGGGTCTTTTGATACAGGTACTTTTCTTTCAGGTGAGACAACACAATCAAGGACAGGATTTGCAATTTTTAAACTTGGAGATACATAAAAATGGATAGAGATTATTTACAAGAAGCATTGCAAACATTTAATAATACTAATGGTGTCAATTGGTATGGTTGGAAAAAAGAAGATGATAATGGAAACAAAATACCTAATTCTGAACGTATGCAATATCAACACATTAAGATTATTAAAGAGGGTGCAACTATTCCAACTGAAGCAGAAGTGAATGCAAAGATACAAGAATTAAAAGATGCAGATACACAAAAAGAAACAGACAAAGCAAATGGCAGACAAAAACTTAAAGACTTAGGATTAACAGATGCAGAAGTAGATGCATTGATAGGTAGTTAATCATGAAAATGACCTTAGAACAACTTGCTGAAAAAATAGATGCATTAAGCAATCGTATGGACAAAGTAGAAACTAAGGTTGATGATTTAACATCAGTAATAAACAAGAGCAAAGGGGTTATAGGTTTTCTAGCATGGGTAGGTGGTATCTGTGCTGTCATTTATTCAATGGTTAAATAATGTTCCCTATCGAGCTAATCTCTATGCTCGTATCTACTGTGCTTGGTGGAATCTTATCCATCATGGCTCAAAAAACAAAAGACAAAGCAGATGAACAAAAGATGCTCATGCAACGTGCAGAGTTTCAATCACAACAATTTGACAAAGCAAGAGAAGTAACCGATGCTTTTACTAAGAATACTCGTAGATGGATAGCACTTATGTGTGTACTAGCAATTATTGTATTACCAAAGTTAGCACCATTCATTGACCCTAGTATGCCTATCTATGTTGGTTACACAGAAACAATACAACAAGGTTGGTGGATATTTGCATCAGACATGGATATGACACAATGGAAACCAATGGAAGGATTAGTCATCACACCTTTAGATACACATGTTGTATCTAGTATTATTGGTCTTTATTTTGGTGGAAGTTTAGTTAGAAGATGAACAGATTATATCTAGGATTAATTGTAACTATTGTCTTAATATTAGGTTATGCAATTGAAGATGCATCATCAGATGTTACAAGTAGTGGAGCTACATCAACTCAGAGTAATGTATCAGGAAGCAACACAAGTATTCAAGGTTATGAAGCAACCACTAACAATACCTATCAAGGACAGGTTACAAATTCCACAACAAATTCAACAAGCAACTCAACCAATCAGGAGACTGCTGTAAACTCATCTCATGCACCTGCAATGTCTGTCTATTCTCAAGATTCATGCAGTCTTGTAATCTCAGGTGGTGTCACAGTTATGGGAATATCTTTTTCAGGTGGTGGTTATGTTATGACAGATGAAGCATGTGAAAGATTAAAGAAAGCAAAAATGCTAAAAGCACTTTCAATGACTGTAGCATCCATCAGTATAATGTGTGATGACCCTGTTGTGTTTGATGCCATGTACAGAAGTGGAACACCATGCCCTGTTATGAAAGATGGTAAAAGTTTGATTGGTGAGGAAGCTATGAAAGTTATATATGAAAGAAGAAAACCTACAGATAATAAAGTAGAGCAATATCGTAGATATAAGGAATCTTTGACCAATAATGGTAAAAATCCCAAATAAAAACGAGCTTAAATGCCCTAAAATCGGTTTTAAACGACTAGGGTGGTATGTTAGTACCCTACTAATTTTACCGATATCCTTGTATGCAGAAACAACGAATAATCTCCTTAATCAACAAATGTACGATGGTAATAACTTTGCTAATGGTTGGTCAGGAACAAATGACCACAATCATGGAAATTCTATTGTTGCAGGTGTTGATGGAGAATACATAGAAAATAGTATCTCATTACAAAATGATGCAGGATTATCTAAAGGTATTATTAATAATGGGTTTACATCTACAGCAGGTGCAGATATTTGGTTTTGGAATCAGATAGAACAAAACGTAGAGATAACACAAACTTTAGTAGATGATAATGGTAACGTAACTACACAAACTAAAACTATAAACAACGATGGTTGTTATTATTGCACACATACTGATTCAATTATTATTGGTAATAATAGCCAAGAAGATTACGACATAACAGTTAGATATACTTTTAATGAGAACAGTAATTCTATATCTCATTATGGTGCTGACTTAAAAAGTCCTACATTATTTATCGATTATGACCCTGTTGTTATGAGTGCAGTAACACAAAATGCCATAACAGAAGTATCAAATGATATACAAGAAATAGAAATAGAAGAATTCGTTTACGAACAACCTGTCATAGAAGAAGTAGTTGTTGAAGAAATTGTAGTAGAAACGATAGAAGAAACTATTTCTTTAGAGGAAGAACAATTTATAGAAGAAACAATAGTCTTATCTTCAGAAGTTTTAGAGCCTGAAGTAGCAGAAGAAGTTAATGAAGAAATTGTCGTAGAAGAAGTTTATGAAGAAATACTTGCAGAAGCACCAATTGAACAAACAGAGGAGATATCTAATCAGGAAGAAACAATCGAAGAAACAGAAGGAAATACAAACATTGATGAAAGTAACTCAGATATTGTCACAGAGGAAACCGAAACCAATAACGAGAGTGGGAGTGTTGAAACCGAATTAACCATAGAAGATATCACTATAAAGGTTGCTGATAAAATTAAAACAACCGAAGGACAGCTCAAAGCAGTATCTTTAATCGTGGCTAAGGTTATGTCTAACAATAATAAGATTGACAGCTACTCACAAGTCAATGCTGAGATATTTAAGCAACCTGTTATAATGGACAGGAACATTGACACATATCTTAATCAGACTTATGTTGATGTAAGGAATATATATAACGATAAAATATACGAGGATAGGTCAGATTGGATATCAAGATAATAGGTGCTGTTTTTTCTTTATTAGTAGGATTTGGTGGTCTTTTCGTACAAGTAGGCACAATAATGAATAGATTAGATGTAGTAGAACAAAGGAGTATTCCTGATATATCTAACTTAGAAAAAGAAATATCAATATTGAAATCACAAATTGAGGACTTAAAGGAGAAAAATAACAATCCTTTAAGCAGATAATGGATATAACATTATCAGTAGCATTGTTTCTATCCATATTAGTGCTGTTTAACTCAGCTAGAATCAGAACTAAGTGGTTTAAACCTGAGCTATCTATAATTGAGATATTGTTCGTAATCATAGTATCATATATCATAGTGCTACAATTATAAGAGGTAACAATGGCAGGATTATCAGTACAAACAGCAGAAACAGAATTTGCAATCACAAGTGCAGAAGTCAAATCATGGCTAAGAATAGATGGTAGTGATGATGATACAGTCATATCTACATTATTAAAGGCATCACATAATTGGGCTAAAAGATATACAGGTAGAAGTATTACAACCCAAACATTGAAGATGTCTATAGATTCTGTCTATGACACAGATATACCTTTACAAGAAGGTAATTACATTGGTATTGACCAAGACATTACAAGAAGAAGTATTTTGTTACCACAATCACCTGTAGCATCTATATCAAGTGTTAAATACTATGATGATGCAGATACAGAAAGCACTTTTGCATCAAGCAAATATTATTTAGATAATCAAGGCATTCCTGCAAGATTTGTTTTAAGAAATGGTGAAAGTTATCCAACAGGATTAAGAGTAGCTAATGCTTTAGAAATTACTTATGTAGCAGGTTATGGTGGTACAACCGATGTACCTGAAGATATTAAACATGCATGTCTTATTTATACAGCATGGTTATTTGAACACAGAGGTGATGGAACAGAAAGAATGTCAGCACCTTATCAAGCAACACAATTATTACAACCATACATAATCAGACAGTTTGGAACTAATCCTTATCGTGGCACAGCACATTATGGTGGTATGGTCTAATGTCTCTTATAGGAGAGATGAGAAATAGAATCAGTTTACAAACTTTAGGTGGTGTAACTGATGCAGGTGGTGGAACTACAACTACTCATTCTACTGCTACAACTGTATGGGCTAAAGCAGAGAATCTATCAGGTGGTGAAGGAATCTTTGGAGACCAACTCAGAGGAACATCTAATTACAGATTTACAATCAGATATTATTCTTCTTTAACAGAAAAATATAGAATCTCTTACAACTCAAAAACATTTAACATAACTCAGATTACTGATATTCAAGAAGGAAGAAGAAAGTTTCAGGAAATACTAGCAACTGAAGGAGTGGCTACATGATATCTGTAAGAATAAGTAATACGATTCCAAAAGCAACGAAAGAAGCAGAACAGTTAATTACAAGAAATGCAATCAGACATGTGAATAGAGTTGCAAACTATTTTAGAAATGAAGTCATGAGAGACATGAGAAATACTCCTAAGACAGGTAATACTTATACCAAAAAAGGTGGAAAGAAACATGTTGCATCATCAGAGGGTAATCCACCTGCAATCGATACAGGAAGATTAGTTAATAGTATTACTATGAGACCTGCAACAGCATTTAGTAAATTACCGACAGCAAAGGTTTCTACTAATGTAGAATATTCTCAGTATTTAGAATTAGTCTATAACAGACCATTTATGAGTAAAGAATCTAAAGCATTTAACAAGACTAGAATATATGCTAATAAAATAGCTAAAACTATTATGGTGAAATAATGGGATATCATTCATTCGATTTACAATCAGCATTATATTCTCTGTTATCAGGTGATAGCACACTTGATAGTTTATTAGGTGATAATAAGATATTTGATTCTATAGCACCACAAGATACAGCATATCCTTATGTTTTAATTGGTAATGAAATAACCACAGATATAGGAACTAAGACTGTAGATGGTAATTTATACAATGTAGATATCGATGTTTGGTCTCAATATAGAGGTCAAAAGGAAATCAAGGAAATCATGGAAAGAATTTACAATTTAACGAATAATGTTACAATCTCTGTGTCAGGTGCTGATTCTGTTATGAGTTATGTTAATAGTGCAACAACTCTCGTAGAAGCAGATGGAATCACAAGACATGGTATAGTTAATATTAATTTTACAATTTACGATAATTAGAGGTAATAAAAAATGGCAGTACAAAAAGGTGCAGAGGTATTAGTCAAAGTTGGAGATGGTGCTTCACCTGAAGCATTTACAACTATTGGTGGACTAAGAGATACTTCAATTTCAATCAACCAAGAAACAGTTGATGTTACAACAAAAGATTCGTCTAGAGTTAGAGAACTTCTAGCACAAGGTGGCATTAAATCTTTTACAATTTCAGGTAGTGGTGTATTTGATGATTCAGCATCACATCAAACAGTATTAAGTGATTTTGATAACAGTACATTTACTAACTATCAATTCATAGTACCTGATTACAATACTTTTACAGGCTCATTCCAAGTAACAGCTATCGAATATAGTGGTACTTACAATGATTCAGCTCAGTATAGTTTGAGCTTTGAATCAGCAGGTGCAGTAACTATAGCAACAGTCTAATATGTGGATTGATAAAGAAGTAACAATAAATAAGAAAAAGATTAATGCTAAAGTTAATCTAGGTTTAGACCAATCAGAAGTTGAACTGCCATTCTTTAGTGGTTGGGATAACTTAGGTGTAATGAAAATCGATAAAGATAAATATGTAATCTCTAGTGCTAAAAATGTAGGTGCTAGAGATGAAGTTATCAGTATGATAATCAAAAAGGAGAAGAATGATGACAACAAATTCGTTGAAAGCAGAGAAGATTCTTAATTTCAAAGATAAGACATACAAGGCTCGTATGTCATTAGATACCATTATGAGAATAGAAGAAGCACTAGGCACATCTATTCTTAAAGTAGGTAATAAACTAACTACAGCAGATATTACCTTATTAGATATCATAACTATCCTAACCCTTGCTATCAGAGCAGGTGGAAATGATATTAATGAATCTGATATTAAAAAACATGTATCTGAGATTGGTTTAGTTGAATCAATGAAATTAACAGGTGAACTACTGACATTAGCACTTAATGTAGACCCTGATAATACAGAAAAAAAAAGCAATCCTTAAATGATGATTACGAGCTACCTGTAGAAAGGTGGCTTGAAATATGTGTCGGTATGATGCATCTACCACCACAGCAAGTGTGGGATATGTCTATTAAGGAAATCACTCTAGCTATAAAAGGATTTACAGAATACAATACAGGTAAGAAATCAGAGCCTATGGACAAATCTGATTTGGAACGATTAAAGGAAATGTACCCTGACAACTAGACATGGAATTAGATAAGTTATTAGTAAAGATTGAAGCAGATTTATCAGACTTAAAACGAGGTCTTGATAAAGCAAACAACGAAGTCAAAAAATCATCTAGCAAGATGTCAAACGAATTCAAGAAGTTTGGCACAACTCTTAGCAACATAGGTGGCAAAGTTATAACCTTTGGTGGTTTGTTTGCAACAGCATTTGGTGCATATCAAATCAAACAAGTTGTAGATGTCGGAAGACAAATAGAAGATTTACAAGTAAGACTTAAAGCATTATTTGGTACAGCAGAAGAAGGCTCTAAAGCATTCGACCAAATGGTTAAGTTTGCTAGTAAAGTACCATTCACATTAGCAGAAATACAAGGTGCATCAGGTAATCTTGCAGTAGTAGCAGATGATGCAGAAGAACTTGCAGAGTTATTAGAGATAACAGGTAATGTTGCAGGTGCTACAGGTTTATCATTCCAACAAACAGCAGAACAAATTCAAAGGTCGTTCTCAGGTGGTATAGCATCTGCTGATGTATTCAGAGAAAGAGGTGTTAGGTCAATGCTTGGTTTTCAAGTTGGTGCTGAAGTCTCAATCAATGAAACAGTAAAAAGATTTAAAGAAGTATTTGGTAAAGGTGGAGAGTTTGGAAATGTAACAGATGATTTAGCTAATACCTTAACAGGTACTTTATCAATGCTAGAAGATAAACTATTTCAATTTAGAAAAGCAGTAGCAGATGAATTTATGGTTGAGCTGAAAGCTCAGTTTGGTGATTTAAATAATGCACTTGCAAACAGTCAAGATGAAATAGTTAAATTTGGCTCAGAGGTCGGTAAATCATTAGCTAAACTTACAAGCACTATTGTAGAAAACTTTGAAACAATAAAAACCACAGTAGAAGCATTAGGAATATTCTTAGCAACAACTGTGGTAGCAAAAGTTATCACAGCATTTGCAAAAGCAAATATTGTAGTAAAAGGTTTAACAGTTTCTCTCATTGCTTTAAATTCTGTTTTAGATGATGAATCTGAAACCACAAAAAAAGTAGTTAGAGAGCAAAAAGATGAAATTGCTAACTTAAATGGCATATTGAAGTTAATAGATATTTATGGTGATAGAGTTCTAAATTTAAATGATGCTAAACAAAAAACTGTAGAATCAACAAATAAGGTTATTATCACAGAAGGTGAATTAGCTGAGATAACACAGAATCTTAATAAAATTTTCGAAGATGCAGGTAAATCAATATCTGATGCATTCGGTGATGCATTAGTAGCAGGTGGAAATTTTAAAGATGCCATGAAGGATATTTTCAAAAGTGTAGCATCACAGATTGCAAGTACGATATTCCAAATATTAGTTATGGAGCCTTTGTTAAAAAGTCTGACAGCATCATTGAAAGAATTTCAAGAATCACAAAAAGGTGGTATCACATCAGGATTCATGAGTGGAGTTGGCTCAGCAATAGGTGGAGCTGTAACAGGAATGCTTGGATTTGCAAATGGTGGTTATACTCCACCAAATAAACCTTATATGGTAGGTGAAAGAGGTGCTGAGTTATTTGTACCTAAGACAGCAGGTAACATCGTTCCTAATAACGAACTAGGTGGTAGTGGAGTTGTAGTTAATCAATCAATATCATTTAGTACAGGTGTTGTACCAACAGTAAGAGCAGAAGTCTTAAATCTTCTACCAACAATCAAACAAGAAACAATAAATGCAGTAGCAGAACAAAGAAGTCGTGGTGGTGCATTTGCTAGAACATTCGGAGCATAGTTATGGCAGAGCCAAGTTATCCA